GGCGACAAAGTTTAGTTGAATGAAGTTGATAGAACGAGCAGGCTTGATGAAGATATCACCCACGAACTCATTACGGTCAATGATTTCGGGAGTATTATTTGATTCATCACACACTACTTTAAAGTCTGTAATACCACGGCGTCCTTGAACATCTCTAAGGAATGGGTCTACTAGATTAACAAAGTTTGCTCTGGTAAACTCATCATTGAACTCGAATAGAGTAAACTTAGCCGCTGTTGCGATAGCTTTCTCTAATACAATGAAGAGCCTTCTTACGTTAATTCTATCAAAAGCACTAGGTTTAGCTAACATAGTCTTATCGCCGAATAAGATTGTACCTTGCCCAGGAAATGCTGTTACAGGATTGATACCACTCTTGTAAAGTGAATCTCTTTCTGCTTTATTAGGATTAAATGCTAGTTTAATAACATTCTTTAATTGGCCTCTATTGAAACCAGCAGGTGAATACCAAGGGTCACGAACTCTATCAGTTCTTACCATAGTACCAGCACTATCTCCATTTAATGGAACATAGCGATAAAGGTCATTGAATTTATCATATTGATACTTCCAACCTGAGTCAATTACCGCAAATGAACTTGAAGGTAGAGTATTACGGAATGCAATAATATCTTCAGTTTGAGCCCCTGACCAACGAGCATTATCTACAACATCACCCTTTTCTGGTGAAAGAACTGCTAAACAATCCTTACGATACTCAGCAATTTGATTTACTAGATGAATTGCTCTAGTTTGATTAGCAGAAGAGCCAAGAATGAAAGAACAATCTACTTCTTCCGCACTCTTAAAGAAATTGTAGCCGTTAATATAATCTGCATTAGATGGTGTAGCACCATCTCTACCGTTTACTAATGATGAATTCTGAATAGCAGTTCCACCAACAAAAGTTGTGCCAGCTACTTTATTACCAGCATTTGTGTTAGTTGAATTATGACCGGCCCACCAAACGTAATTTGATTTTCTATTCAATATTTCTTTATAGTAGTTACTAGCACCTTCAGGAGTCTTTGCATCTGATGCTAAAGAGAGACTTGCCCATGTTTCTAATACTTGATTTTTCGTACCGGTCCATTTACCATCTTCATCAACAATGGCAATATGAATTTCATCAGCCACACCACTTTGTGTGTTAGCATAAGGTGAAGTGCCTGGAGCTATATCAAAGTTATTATAGAATTCCCAATATCTTGTAACATTAGCTGGTACACTATGTGTTGAATTAATTGTAATAGTATTACCAGTATACTTATCTTCTAGTGTAATAGCAGTAGCACCGCCAATAGAAGAAATACGAATCTTCTGTTTGTCTGGGCCTAATTCGATTAGGTCACCAACTACGAATTGAGTAGAGAAGGCAGTACCATTACCAGTAAGTGCGGTTGTTTGTGTAGTAATGGCAACGTTGCCTGATACACCATTTGACCATGCTGTAGCACTAGCACAAACTGAAATCTTTAATGAATTTCCTAGTTCTCCAGGATACTTAGCAACCCATTCTCCTACACCGGAGATACCAGTAGAATAATTATCATCGTAATCATCTTCGTTTTTAATAACAGTATTGACAGTGTTACCAGCAACTCCCATAGCATTACGAGCCGCAGTAGCTAATGAAGAAGCACCAGTCTGTACTACACGAACCGTCTGAAGTGCATTTGAATATGAAAGAAAGTTAGTAGCGGTAAAGAAATCATCCGCTGTATTTGAATTAGGCTTATTGAAATTGTTAACTAGATCATTTTCGCTTGTGATTAGAACTCTCTTGTCTACCGGTCCCCACACAAAATGTCCCGCGAGCCCAGCAGATGTGGTATCGACGGCAGGTACCGTTGTAGTAAGATCAATCTCACTTACATTAACGCCTGGAGATACTTGAAAACCCATGTTGTTTAACTCCTTAAGTTATATATTCCGACTATCATTTAGTATTATTTATAAAATAACTATTTTAACTAAGTTAATAAGACTAAATAGAAATATGAAACATACAGAAGAAACAAAGATTAAACTACGAGATATTCGAATCGGCAAAAAATACTCGGCCGAAACGAAGTCGAAGATGAGCGATTCTCATAAAGGTAAATTTCATTCAGAAGAAACTAAAAAGAAAATTAGTGATACAATGAAACTTAAAAAAGCAACTGTAAGTATGATTGACCCTTGGCTATATATTACCAAGTAGAAGGAGGAGGTTTGTAATCATGTAAACTATATGGATCAGCAACTTCATTTTCAGTATCATTTACTGCATCATACTTAAACCCGAATGGTAATAAATCCGCCTCTATCATGTTTTCTTTGTCTTTTAATATTCTCTCTCGTATATCAGAATTCGTTAAATCTTTGAAATAAGGTTGACGAATTAACCAAGAAAATAATACTAAACACATTACTAAATCATCATGATAACCTTCATCCGCTTGATATGAATCTTTCTTATTAATAAAATTAGACATCTCTTCTATGATGTCAAAGTCTTCTATTATAATTTTATTATCTTCAACCAAGTCTTTTAATGTAGAACAACCAATACGTTTTACTTGTTTAGTAGTTCTTACACCTAATTGTCTATTAGAACTAAATCCACCACCAATTACTTGGCCAGCACGACCCTTAACATTAGTTACAAATATATTTTCATATTCTAAATCATTAGCTAGAATATTAGCTATTTGTTCACCAATATCATTAATTTCTACTAATACAAATGCTTCATTATAATTAGTAGCAACGTTATAAATCAACTCTGGATATAGTAAAGGTGATATTAATGAATCTTTAAACTTAGCTACTACACGATAAGGTACTGTAGTAATATCTACAACTACAAAAGCTGAATTATCTAATCCCACACCTCTAGATGTATCGACAGTCACGACATATTGATGATCAGAATGAATTTCTCCATACTGATCAAATCCATTCTTTTGAAATGTAGGATTAGTAAAGGCTAAGTTTCTTAGTATATTAACATTGACTAGTGTATTAGTACTTCCTAAGAATTCACAAGCAAATTCTTGATTAAAATCTTCTTCACTAGTATTAGCTACTTGTTGAATTTTCCAATCACTATCACGACCCGGTGTTTCCCACCAATCAACTGCTAAAGTTTTAAAATTACTTCTTTGTTCTTCAGCTTCTACCCACATCTTATAGAAATGATTCATGCCTTTAGGTGTAGAAACAATAATCATTTTAGTTTCTTGGCCAGATGATATAGTAGGATAAACAGATTTGAAGAAATCGTTAGCTATGTTATGTTGGACGAAAGCAAACTCATCTAAGAATACTAGAGAGAATGATTGACCACGGGCCGCTGAACCTGTTGTAGATGTAGCTAATATCTTAGAGCCATTCTCTAATTCAATAGAACCTTTATTCCAAACTGTAATACCTTGTTGTAACCATAAGGGTAGATTCTCATATGCTTTCTTCAATCTATCTAGTAATTCACGGGCTAGTTCTGCTTTATTTGCTAGAAGTGCTACGTTTTTAGATTCATTGAAAAGAATATAATGAAGTATAAAGCTTATTACAGCGGTAGATTTGCCTGATTGTCTAGGCATTTTAGTGATAACAAATCTTTCATCGTTGAAATTAGTTATCATTTTTTCTTGATAATCATAGAGATCGAAAGGTATTAATCCTTTATCTACATGAATAATTTTCATATAATTCTTTACAAAATAGATAGGGTCTTTAGCACATTTTATATATTCTTCGACTTGTTCTTTTGTAAATTCAATATTAATCCCTATCTTTTTCAGATTAGGATTACTGAGATAAGCATCCGACATTATAAATTTCCTTAGTATCTTTTCTTATAAACAGAAGCATCTCTTAGAACATGTAATTTACTATTTCCTAGTACTTTATCAATATATTCTGCGTCTATGCTAGGGTTTTTTAGATTATATGTGTAAGGCTCTAAATTTAATTTTACTTCTATATATTTTAACATTTCTTTAGTTTTATTACACCAATCATCAAACTCAATATAAACAATATTATCTGGATTGTTTTCTAAATAATAACATTGTGTATAATATACCTTATTAAATTTTTCCATATTAACATCATAACACACTCTTTTATAAGATTCTAGAATATCATCATAGTTTCTATGTATATAAATTATAGGTATTCTTT